ATCCTATCAGGAACAGCATATTATGATTTTAACCATTTTGCAGAGTATTGGAAAAGATGGAAGACCATTATTGAAACCAAAGGAGATCTTAAAAACATATCTAATAACGTCTTTAATGGTGAAGATGTTCCTGCTTCTTTTAATTGGGATGATTATTCTATTATAAGAATACCAGTTGATTTAGTGCCAAGAGGTTTCATGGATGAAGGACAGATTGCCAGATCAAAAGCAACTGTACATAATGGCATTTTCTTAATGGAATTTGGTGCTGTATTTACCAAAGATAGTCAAGGATTTTTCAAGCGTAGCTTAATAGAGTCATGCGTTGGCACAGATATCAAGCCTGTAAAACTACAGAGCGGACCTGTGTATTTTGACCCTATGTTACGTGGCAGTAAAAACGGCAAATATCTAATAGCTATTGACCCAGCATCTGAGGTTGACAATTTTAGTATTGTAGTTTTAGAGCTACATCCAGATCATAGAAGAATAGTATATTGCTGGACTACAACTAGAAAAGAGCATACTGAAAGAGTTAAGAGAGGATTAACAAAGGAAAACAATTTCTACAGTTATTGTGCTAGGAAGATTAGAGAGTTAATGGATTTATTTCCAGTTGTTCATATAGCAATGGATGCTCAAGGCGGTGGTTATTCTGTAGCAGAAGCACTGCACGATTTTAATCAATTAAAAGAAGGTGAGACTCCTATTTGGCCCATAATAGATGAAGACAAGCCACAGTCATCTGATGATGAACAAGGACTACATATTTTAGAGATGTGTCAGTTCGCAAAGTATGATTGGTACTCCGATGCTAATCATGGACTAAGGAAAGACTTAGAAGATAAAGTTTTGCTATTCCCAAGATTTGATCCTATCACTATCGGTATTTCTATTGAAGAGGACAAGGTAAATAATAGATTGTATGACACATTAGAAGACTGTGTTATGGAAATAGAAGAATTAAAGAACGAGCTATCACTTATTGAAGTTACTGAAAGCGTAAATGGAAGAATGAGATGGGATACGCCAGAAGTTAAGATTGGCGTTGGCAAGAAAAAAAGAATGAGGAAGGACCGTTATTCTTCTCTCTTGATGGCAAATATGTCTGCTAGAAGTATAAACTTTGAAGAAAAACAATCTGTATACAAGGCTTATGGTGGTTTTGCCGCCGTTGATAATACTAAAAAGTTTGAACGAGCTACTTTTTCTGGACCAAATTGGTTTACTTCACAAATGAATGACATTTATTAGAATTTCTGGAGTATAATAGATTAGTCTGATTGTTATTCAATTGTAAATAAACTACATACAGATTAAGAGGATAAAAATGGCACCAGAAAATAAAGTATCTAAAGAAGAAAAAAATCCATACATATTCTGGACATCAGCAGAAGATCAAGGGGCCGCTTTTGATAAAACTGCTGGTAACGTAGATAGTTATGATGGAATCATGAGTTCAACTGCAAGTCGCAGATCATACATTGATATTGAACCAAACATTTCTGTTAGAACTGATTTTCTGAAGGACGATTATTACAGGTTCCGTCCATTTGAGGAACCCGCTAGTAATTTTAAGCAAGCTATGTCAATGTGCATGAAAGCATATGATAGAGTTGGCATAGTAAAGAATGTTATAGATCTTATGGGAGATTTTGCGTCACAGGGAATAAGTCTTAATCATCCAAACAAACAGGTTGAGCAATTCTATCGCAAGTGGTGGAATATGATTGGCGGTGGAGAAAGATCAGAAAGATTTTTAAACATGCTCTATCGCTGCGGCAATGTTGTCATTCATAAAAGATATGGCAAAATAAATAAAAAGCAACAGCGAGAAATGTCAAAGGCTCAAGAGGATCTTATTAATTTTGTGGAGCAGAATGTTACCAAGAAACATATACCTCTTAGGTATGATTTTTTAAATCCAATTCAAATTGAAGTTGATGGCGGATATGCTGGTGCTTTTAGCGGAGAGAAAGTCTTCAAGATGAAGATTACTCATTCTGTAAGAAAATCATTTGAGAAAAATACTCAATATGCAGATAAACTACCAAGTCCTATCAAAGACGCTTTAAAGAATCAGAAAAATTATATCACTCTAGATCCAAATGCTACAGAAGTATTTTATTACAAGAAAGACGATTGGGAGTTATGGGCTAATCCTATGGTTAATGCAATCATAGATGATATTATGATGCTTGAAAAGATGAAGCTTGCAGACATGTCAGCATTAGATGGTGCTATTTCAAACATCAGATTGTGGAGACTTGGCAATCTTGAGCATAAGATTCTACCAAACAAGGGTGCTATTGACAAGCTTAGAAATATTCTTGCAAGTAATGTTGGCGGCGGTACTATGGATTTAGTTTGGGGTCCAGAAATTGACTTCAAAGAAAGTAATACTCAGATTTACAAATTCTTAGGTGCTGAAAAATACCAGCCAGTTCTTAATAGTATCTATGCAGGTCTTGGTATTCCTCCTACACTAACTGGATTAGCTGGACAGTCTGGCGGGTTTACAAATAACTTTATATCTTTAAAGACATTAATAGAGAGACTAGAGTACGGAAGAGATCTACTACAAAGATTCTGGGAGAAAGAAATAGTATACATACAAAAGGCTATGGGTTTCAAGACTCCAGCAACATTACACTTTGAGCATATGATTTTATCTGATGAGGCCGCTGAAAAGAATTTATTAATACAACTCGCTGATAGAGATATAATTTCTGTTGAGACATTGAGAGATCGTTTTGGTGAACTTCATGATATTGAAGACTCAAGAATTAAGACTGAAGGTAGAAAAAGAAATAGAAGACAAATGCCATCTAAAGCTGATCCATTCCATAATGGCAATATTGATTCTGAGTACAGAAAGATTGCTTTACAAAAGGGCGAGATTGGTATTGATGATGTTACTACATTAAAACCAAAAGAACCTGAAGTTGTCGATACTCAGCCAACACCAGAGCAACAAAACAAAGAAGAAAAACAGCCTAAAGAAAATGGAAGACCTCCGTTTACAAAAGATTCAGAACCACGTAAACAAAAGAGAGTATTACCAAAGAGTAAACCGGCAGTATCTTCAGTAATGGTATGGAGCAATGAAGCTCAAAAAATTATTTCAAATATTGTTAATCCAGCAATGTTAAACTACTATAATAAGAATAATCTAAGAGAGTTAACAAAGGCGGAATTAGTTGATCTTGAGGATGTTAAGTTTAAAGTCCTTTGTAATCTTCAACCATATGAAGAAATTAATGAGGAAAAAATAGCTTTAATTATGGAAAATAATCCCACATTAAGCGAATCTCAAAAAATGCTTAAAACACAGCTAAAGGCCGAGTTTATTGAGCAAAATAATAAATCGCCTTCTGTAGATGAAATGCGTCAAATCAATAATTTAGTCTATTCGTTTGATTTTTTTGACTAGAAATAACATAAATAGATTTTTTTGGCGTATTTAAAAATATAGAAAGGGCTCTAATATATGAACATATACAAATACGAAATTGAAGACGGCATTGGTGATGCTATAGAGAAAGACAATTCTATTGCATTTACTTGCGATATTTTAGAGCAAAAAAAATTCAATCCAAATGAAGAAGAAATAAAGCGGTCTTTTGCTTTTTTAGGCGAAGGACAGGAAAAACAGAAAGATCTTTATTATCTTAATTCTATTCTAGTTTCAGCTGGATGGAATAAAAACGATGATGTATTTGGTGTTGAACAATTATGGGATGCAAGAAATACACCCGTAAATAAACAGTTTAATTACATGCATGATGATACTGATATTATTGGTCATATTACTGGCTCAATGATTGTTGATCATGACGGTAAAAGAATTGATAGATCTTCAGCTGAAGAAGAACTACCAGAAAAAATTGACATCATAACAAGTGCAGTCATTTATAAAACTTGGTCAGATCCACAAATGAGAGATCGTATTGAGGAACTTACTCAAGAAATAGATGAAGGTAAATGGTCTGTTTCAATGGAATGCATTTTCAATAGTTTTGATTATGCAATCGTTGGTCCAGATCAAGCTCAAAAAGTATTAGCTAGAACTGAAGAGTCTTCATTTTTAACTAAGCACTTGAGAGCATATGGTGGCACTGGTGAATACAATGGTTACAAGATAGGAAGACTTTTAAAAGGCTTTTATTTCTCTGGGAAAGGTTTAGTGTCAAAGCCAGCCAATCCAAGGAGTATAATTCTTAGCAAAGAAGTCGATCCTTTTAATAGTAAGGCAAATACTATAACGTTTAATAACTTTTTAACTGCTATGGAGAATCATAACATGAGTGATAATACCAAGCAGATTGAAGATTTACAGGCTGAATTGGAGTCCGTTAAGGCTGAATTTGAGACTGAAAAATCTACAATCGAAACACAACACGCTGATAAGTTAGTAGAAGTTACTTCCGCTAACGAATCCGTCCTCGCTGAAAAGGATCAGCTTATTGCATCTCTTGAAGCCAAGGTACAAGAATTGGAAGATTCTATTGCCGGTATGAATGGCGACAAGGAAAAGATGATGAAAGAAGCTGAAGCCTTTAAAAAGGGAATGGATGAAAAAGAAGAAGAACTAAAGAAAATGAAAGAACAGTACGCTGGCATGATGAAAGAAATGAAAGGCATGAAGCGTATGGCGTCTCTCGTTGAAGCTGGTGCTAATGAAGAAACAGCCGCCAAGATCATTGAAGATTTTGCAGAAGCAAATGACGAAATGTTTGGTGCAGTTGTTGCTCTTTTAGCTGACAAAGAACCAGCACCACAGCCGGAACCGGAACCACAACCGGAACCACAACCGGAACCACAACCGGAACCTGCTCCTGTTGATTTTGGATCAGAGGATGCAGAAGATGATGGCGAAGAAGCTGATGCTTCCGAGTTAGATAGTGTAGATGAAGTAGCTGAAGCTACTTTAGCTAATCCAGAGTCAGATCAAGAAAACCAAAATCTAGCAATTGCTTCTGCGGCTTCTTGGTTGCGTCAATCTGTATTAAAATCAACCAAAAACTTAACTAAGTAAATAGGAGTAATAATATGGCTCTTAAAGGTGATCGTAACGAATTAGATACTGAAGTAACATACTTCATGAATGAAACTGCAAGCAGAGGCGTTATCGCATCAGTAAGCACTCAGGGTTCTGGTGCTGCTATGGATAGTTCTTCCGCTGTAGCTACTGTGGCTGCTGACCCATCAGGCAAGGCTCCACTTGGTGTTCTCCTTAATGATGTTGTAAATATTGACCAAACTCGTCAACACCTTAATTGGCACAAAGACGAAGTTCAACAAGGTGGCAAAGTTACCATTCTAACGAAGGGTTTTGTTGTCACAGACAAGGTTAGTGGCACACCATCCGCTGGCGATGTTGCTTATCTTGCTGCAAGTGGTCTTATTTCAGGCACACAGGCAACTGGTGCTCCTGCTGTTGGTCGCTTCCTTTCAACTAAGGACGCTGACGGTTACGCTAAAGTTTCTGTTAACCTTCCATAAGTAAAAGAATAGGAGAATACAAATATGTCATTTTTAACTAAACCAGACGCTGAATTCATTCAGCTTCTACAGCGTACAGCCAGCGATAACCGCGACGAATCTGCTGTTGCAATGGCTGAACTTGCTAAAGCAATTGAACTACCTCTTCGTGAGGGCATCATGGTTGGCGATATCGCCAGCAATATTTACGAGAGAATCGCTATGCCAGCTGGTAGCTCAACAGAGTTTCCACTTGACTTGATCTCTCCAGGTGAAGAAGCAGACTTCGTAGCTTACGTTGCTCCTGCTCATGGTCGTGTACCAGAAAGAACAGTCGAGGGCGACTATGTGATGGTTCCAACCTACACAATCGCCAACTCAATCGACTGGCTTCTTCGTTATGCTCGTGAAGCTCGTTGGGACGTTGTTGCTCGTGCAACACAGGTTCTTGAAGCTGGCTTTGTGAAGAAGATGAATGACGACGCTTGGCACACAATTCTTGCTGCCGGTGTTGACCGTAACATTCTCGTTTATGATGCTGATGCTGCCGCTGGTCAATTCACCAAGCGTCTTGTGAGCCTCATGAAGGTTGTTATGCGTCGTAACGCTGGTGGTAATAGTGCCTCAGTTAAGCGTGGTCAACTCACAGATCTCTATCTATCACCAGAAGGTGTTGAAGATATGAGAAACTGGGGTATCGACCAGCTAGATGAAACCAGCCGTAGAGAAATCTATGTTGCCAATGATGGTGCTGGTTCTGTTTCTCGTGTCTTTGGTGTGAATGTCCACGCTATTGACGAACTAGGTGAAGGCCAAGAATATCAGACATACTACTCTGATAATCTTAGCGGTACTCTTGGTCCTAGTAGTGATGTTGAGCTTGTCGTCGGTCTTGACCTTGCAGCTAATGACAGCTTTGTTATGCCTGTCAAGCAAGAGGTTACAGTATTTGAAGACCCAACTCTCCATCGTCAACAACGTGCTGGCCTCTATGGCTTTGCTGAAGTTGGCTTTGGCGTGTTAGACAACCGTAGAGTAATTCTTGGTAGCTTCTAAGAATAGTACTCTTCGTTAAATCGGGGAGTGGGGGGATTTTCCTCCCCCTCCCCTTTTTTATTAATTCTTGATCACTATTAGTCTATTTACCTACTATTAAGGACTTGAGATGCCGCTACAGCTTGCCAATAGAGTTAAGGAAACAAGTTTAACTTCTGGAAGTGGCGTTATTACGCTAGCTGGTGCTGCTGATGGTTATCAAGCATTTTCTTCTGTATTGTCAAGCGGCGATACAACCTACTATACCATAACAAATGGAAACAATTGGGAAGTTGGTATAGGTACTTATGGCTCTAACACTTTATCTAGAGACATAATTCTTTCTAGTTCTAACTCTGATGCTAATATTTCTTTAGTTAGTCAGAGCAATGTCTTTATAGCTTACCCTTCTGAGAAAAGCGTATATAAAGACGCATCGGATCAAGTAATAGTAGGATCTTCTGGCGTTATAGTAGAATCTGGAACTCCATCAAATACAAGCAATGTACTGTACAATGTAGATGGGACTCTTTATTTTAATGGATCTGCTGTAAATACTGATGTTCCATATACCGCTGGAACTGGACTTGTATTAAGCGGTTTTGAATTTAATATTGACGAAACAGTTTTGCAATCTGGCGATAATGTTAGTCTATTATCAAATGACGTTCCATATTTAACCAATATAGTTGAAGATTCATCCCCGCAACTTGGCGGGGATTTAGATTTGAACTCCAGTAGTATTATTGGAACTGGAAATATAACAATTTATGGAACAATATCAGGAATTAATGGAGTATTTAACAGTGGGGTGCAATTTTTAGAGGGTGTTCCTAGTGATACTAGTAGCACCCTTTATAATAATAATGGCATACTCTACTTTGATGGTCTAGTAGTTGGCTCTAAAAAGTCTTACCAAAACATAAGTTCAGACACTACTTTAGATAATACAATCGACATTGTTTTTATAGATACTACTTCTTCGGAAGTTAATGTTACTATGCCACAGGCTAGTGGGAATGGTGGGAA